TGCTTATACAAGCGATGGACACCTATATCCATAGGTGCTTCTAGGATACCAACTTTTCGTTAATACGTCCCACCTGCTATTTCAGAAACATTCTTCCACTGACCATCAGAAGCATATTCGAAGAACTGTCCAGCAGTAGGAGAGTTAATACTTACATCAGATAAATCATCTAAAGCAGAGACAGAACCTGGACCACTCAATGTATCAACTCGATCCCAGTCATTAAGACCCATGCACATGACCCAATCACCAGCGTCGAATGACGTGTTTGGCACGACAGCGATTCCGTTTCCAGAAACGGTACAAACGAAATACGAGCCTGTAGTTGTTGCTGTACCTGCTGGGATTGCATTTCCTGCACTGAAACCTGCGCTCGTTCCAAATGTAGTTAAGGTAATAATGATGCCATTTGTGCCATTCACCGTTCCACAAAATCTGAGGTTTTCTTCTGCTAATCGTCCAAAACCCACTGAGAACCAAGAGTTTCCGTTAAAGATTCTTAATTGCCCTGTTGATTCTTGTAACCAATAAACACCAGTAGGCAGGTTTGTTATATCAGGTTGTGCTTCTTGAATAAACGAAATAGCACCATTACCTAGTTTATCCATCGTGATTGCATCATCAGCAATCCTAGCTGTAGCAAGCGATCCAGTCGTTATTTTACTTGCGTCAAGAGAAGGAATATCACCTGCTGCTAAATCAGTTCCACCAGTGATAATTCCTTTTGCATTGACAGTAACTTTTTCATACGTTCCAGCAGATACTCCTGAATCTGAAATCGAAATAACTCCAGCTCCAGAAACAGCCAGAGGTGCTGACCCTGCTGGTACGCTTATTCCTCCAACAGCACTTGCTGTGGCAACTGGTAAATCAGAAGCAGCTAATGCAGCAGTTGCAGTAATCAAGCCTTTAGCGTCATAAGTGATTCCAGATCGTGTTGCAGCTCCACCACTAACAGCATTAGCAATTGATAATGCACCTAAGTTTGTAACTGATAAACCACCTGCACTTGGCACGGAAATCGCACCAACAGCAGAAGTTGTTGCTTCTGGTAAATCACTTGCAACTAAAGCAGTTGTTGCAGTGATTAAGCCCTCTGCGTTATATGTGATCCCAGATCGTGCTGACGCTCCACCAGTAACAGCGTTATTAATTCCTAGATTATCTCCAGATACATTTAAAGAACGATCAAGGTTTGATGTATTTAATTTGGCGGCTGTAACTGTTCCATCAGTTATTTTTGTCCCTGCTATACCAGTAGCAATTTTTGCATCTGTTACGGCTGAACTTGCTATGGCTGCTGTATCTACTGCAAGATCAGCAAGTTCACTCGCTCCTACAGCATTAGCAGCAATCTGAGTGGCAGTGATTGTATCGTTAGCAATCTTCGCTGCTGTTACCGCTAAATTATTAATCTTGGCTGTTGTTACATTTGAATCTGTAATTTTAACTGTGGTAACTGCATTTGCAGCTATAGCAGCAGAATCAACAGCGTTATCTGCTAGTTCTGACGACCCAATTGCATTTGCAGCAACTTGTGTAGCTGTGATTGTGTCATTTGCTATCTTTGCTGCTGTGACAGAAAGATTAACAAGAGCAGCAGTATCTACAGCGTTATCTGCCAGTTCACTTGCTGTAATTGCATTTGCTGCGACTTGAGTTGCAGTAATTGAATCATTAGTAATTTTTGCACCAGGAATATCACCATCAGTAAGATTTAATTTGGCATAAGTAACATTTGCATCTGTAATTTTGACTGTCGTTACTGCGTTTGTTGCTAATTTTGCTGTCGTAACATTTGAGTCGGCAATTTTAGCTGTTGTAACTGCTGCATCTACTATCGCTGCTGTATCTACCGCATTGTCAGCCAACTCGGAAGCAGTAATTGCATTTGCTGCTATTTGTGTAGCAGTAATTGTATCGTTAGTGATCTTTGCAGCAGTAATTGCATTTGCTGCAATCGCTGCTGTATCAACAGCATTATCTGCTAATTCACTTGCTGTAATTGCATTAGCTGCTACCTGTGTAGCAGTAATTGAATCAGCAGTAATCTTCGCTCCAGGTATATCTCCATCACTTAAACTTAACTTTGCATAAGTAACATTAGCGTCTGTAATCTTTGCTGTTGTAACCGCATTAGCAGCAAGTTTTGCTGTTGTTACATTGAGATCAATAATGGCTGCTGTATCAACAGAAGCATCTGCTAATTCACTTGAAGTAATAGCATTTGCAGCTATCTGTGTCGCTGTAACTGTGTCATTAGCTAATTTCGCTCCAGTAATAGTGGCATCAGTTATCTTTACGGCTGTTACTGCATTATCAGCAAGCGTGGCTGTAACAATTTGTCCTGCTGTTAATGGATAAGTTAGTGCCGTAGCAGGAATTGATGCTGCATCTAAAACCGCAACTCCTCTTGTTACTAAAGCTTTTACAGTGATTTGCTTTGTTTCACTTGCACTAACATCAGCAATAGCAAGAGGGTCTGTCGCAGCAGCACTACCACTTGCTAAAACTGGTAATTGAGTTATCCGAAGATCTGCCATTGCCTTTTGTGATTAATCTTTTTTTATTCTACGTTGGATCTTGAAGATTAAGTGCTTCATTACCTTCAGATAGAACATCACCGACTTGATTCGATTCTAACGCTAGATTAAAGGCAGGCATTCCATAACGAAGAATAACTGGTCCCGTTGTTAAAAAATCAATTGATGTTCTAATAATATCTGTTGACTCAACACTAATTGCAATATTAGATACTAAGCATTCAGCGTCATACCATACGCTTTTTTCACTTGTACCTCCTGTAAAGTACAGATAAAATCTCCCCATAAAATCTGCACCTTGATCAATCCTTAATACTAATTGTGATAAATAAATAGGAAATTCAGGAGCAGCCGCAACTACCTCTATAGGATTATCTTTTTGAAAAGGTTGATGTTCCCAAATACATTCTAATTTCCCTTGACCAGAAATTGTTCCATTTTCATATTGTCGTTTAAACCTATCTCCCATAATACTAATATCAATATTTTCTCTAGTTGTTGTCATCTCAAACTCTTTAACTTTAGCTAAAGGTCTAAATTTACTTCCATCAGTTTGAATAATTACAGTCTTTGAACTAGAAGGAGTAACAAGAGTTTTAGCATCAGAAGAGTTTCCCGCTAAGGCAAGAGAAAATTCATCAAATAATTTTACCCCTCCTACTTCATCAACATAAATAAACCATCTACCATCAGGATGATTATGCCCTGAAACAAGTTCTAAATCTGAACCATCTTGAGTCGCAATTTCTATAATATCTCCCGTAATTAACGATCCATGATCGAAATCAACACTAAATCGTTTCTTGGTTGTATTAACATCGGCAGGATCTAATTGTGTTACAAGAGGTCTACCTTTTTTCCTCTTTAATTCAATAAGCCCTTCCGATCCAAAATAGATAGCCATTTATGTTATGAGTCCAGTAACAGCTCCATTAACTTCAAAACTAACGTCAGCAGACATTACTTCTCCTACAGAACTTGTCATTGAAAGACTTGTGATATAGGCATGAAAATCTATAGAAGTATTTGCTCCAGTACTTGCTCCTCCATCTGCTATTTGCAACTGAAATTTAACCGTAGATTTCGTGTCACCACCTTGTTCTCCACCACTTCCAGTATTAGCAGTCAAGACATTAGCTAAAAGATCTCCTACATCTGTGGTTGGATCAGACGCATCATTTTGCACTCTGTAATAGTAAACACTGCAACTACCTGTTACGCTTCTCATTCCAGCAATAAGTGTTCGATCTGTATCTGCTAAAGAACTCGTTTCAAGTACAGCTTGATTAGCAGTAAAAGACCAAGAACGTACTTTTGCAATCGTAACGTCATTAACTATTAATTTTCCGTCTTGACCTGAGTAAAACCTAGACATTTTCCTTAGTTAAAAAACCTTTGTTCTATTCTAGTCGCCATCGAGACAACCAACAAAAGAACATGTGACATTACTATACCCAGGAACTGAACTTTGAAGTTGTGGTGGACCAGAGTATCTCCATCTCAATCCTCCACTTGAGGGGTCTTCATCGCTTAAAACAGCATAATCTTCATCATCGTATCCTTTTATATAATCATTTAACTGGTGCGCTACACCCTGTGAATACTCAATACCAGCAGTGCCATTATGCACATTAAAAAATAAATAGTTAGCTGGATCTTTAGTTACAACAGTGTAATTTTTTATAATTTGAGCAGCTTGAACATTAGTAATATTTGTAAAACTAAGATTTAAAGTTGCATTAACTCTTTTATTTCCATACCTAATAAAAGATTTTGCTCCGTTTTGCGCTTCAAACGTAGTCTGAGGAAACTCCCCTGGACTAAAATTTCGTGAACTAGGTTCTATAGAAGGAAAAGCAAGATAACCCATTAGTTTCCCGTAACATCAAAATCTTCATCATTGTACCAATCTAGAATAGCTAACGCTCCTGTTGTTGTTAATGGTTGATAGCTTCCAGCAACGTCAACAAATCCATCTTCATCATAAATTAAACTTTCTAATTTATAAACTCGATCAGCAATATCAGTTTTAGCAATTGTAAAAACAGATCCTCTAAAAGTAGAAGGAGCTTTTCCATTATCAAGTATTACCATCTTGGTCAGCGTTGATACTTCTTTAAAATTGTCATCAGCAGGTTTCCAATAATAAATATTATGTTCCGAACCAGGAAGTAATTCAACTTGAGATTGTATTGTTCCATCATCTGTTATTACTCCATTGGCAAATCTATCTGTATGAGTTGATTCTGAATAATATCTAAAATATTGTCCAGGTTCTAAGTGCATGGCAGATTGTGGTGTTGTTTTAAATTTGATTCCATGATCTACTTTTTGTCTCACTCTTAAAGCAAATTTTGCAAACTGCAATGCGTGTGCTTTATTCGTACAAAAAACAGACATATCAAAAACTTCGTAAGGATCTTTT